GATCGCTGGTATGACTTCTGCAATTATATGATGGACGGTCGTGTTATCAAGGATTTGACGTATGATAGATATATGAATGCTCATGAAACACATAAGCATTTTCTGTTCAACTCTGGTGCAGACATTTGGGTAATCCATCATTTGCCTTCTTTCATGTCTGTTGCAGAAAAGTATCGCAACTCTGGCGGCAACGATTTCTTCGCAACTGAATTATATGAAGAAATCTATTACATGAAGAAGCCGCCAAAGTTGATCGTTCATGGTCATACCCATGAGCGTTTTGACTATATGATTGGTGATACTCGCGTTGTCTGTAATCCTCGTGGCTATCCTGGCGAACAACCTTGGTATAACACATACGAACCTCTTATTGTGGAAATCGAATAATGGAAATCAAAATCTATACTAAAGACAATTGCCCTTGGTGTGTCAAAGCTAAGGAACTAATGAACAATCTGCATCTGAAATATACGGAGTATAAGCTTGGAACAGATTTTACTCGGGAAGAATTGCGCGAACTTGTTCCTGAAAATTTGCCCTTGACAGTACCGCAGATTTTCGTCTATAATAAGCGTATCGGTGGTTATGAGGACTTTGCCGAGTATTGCGAAAACACTGGAATAATGGGATTACAAGGATGAAAAATTTTTTAATTGCACTAGTAGCTTTCAGTGTTTTTGCTGCGCCAATTGCAGAAGCAGGAAACGGATACAAGAAACCAAAGCGCCAAACCAATTTTGAACGTCAGCACAATGGTGGATATAAGCCGCATCGTGGTAGAGTAGAGAAGCACAGAAGACCTAACAATAACAATCATTCTAATAATAATCATCACAACAACTACTATTACGACAATCGCCGAAATTATAACAACAACAATGGCGGCGGCAAATTCTACAATGATCCATATTTCTGGGGTGGCATTGCTGGTGGTTTGATTGGTGGTGCGATTATTCGTGACCAATATTACTACGAACCAGAATGTGAAACTATCTGGGTTCAAGTCTATGTTTCTGGTGAAGGATATAGAAACGTGCAGCAAGTTGTATGTAATTAATAATGGAGAAAGTGATGTATACGTTGAAGCATACTAAGTCAGTTGAAGTTGAAATTGAAGAAGCAGTCAATCTAGTTGCTCAGGTTCTTCAGGAAGATTTTGAGTTTGTATCAGATAGTATCAACAAACTCAAGTTTAAGCGTGATCTAAAGCCGTATGAAGCCGAAGACCTTGCGCGGGATCTTGAAATCCGAAATGCCATGAAGACGTTACTTTCGTATTACATGGTAAAGGATGAATATGATAAGTTCATGGAAATTCAGAGGTGCTACGGCAATGATTGATAAGGCAACACTGAAAGAACATCTGACAAAGTGTGCAGCAAAGGTCGTATTTCGTAAGACTGACGGTACGATGCGTGAAATGACTTGCACTCTGATGGAAGACTTTGTTCCAAGCACCGATGAGCCTGTCATTCGTCATTTGCCTCGTGCAGAGAATGACAGTGTTCTGGCCGTATGGGATCTAGATAATAAGGGCTGGCGGTCATTCCGTCTGGACTCAATCGACACAATCGAATATATAGGAGTGAATAGAGTATAATGCCACATCCACATAAGAATAGACCGCGCAAGGGTCGTCGTAAGATTGGTTCACGAAAGCGCAAGAAGGCTTCGAAGAATAGGAAGAAGTAATGTCAGCCGATAATGGAATTTATATCCTACAAACGGAAGGTCCAGAGTTTCGGGTAGCCTATCAGCAGACCATAGATAATATCTACGGGAACTTTTCCGATGAAACGTACAAGTGGCAGGGTGATCCAGAAATGATGCTGGAATATTTCCAGAATGCACCAATGTTTTCCAATCTGGAAGAAGCACTTGACAAGGCATCTGATATGAGCTATGATTATGAATATCTTGAGTACGGAATCTGTGTGATTACCGATTTCAAGGACTGGAATTTTAACAATCTGAGGAAGAACTATGGCAAGGAAGCCGAAAGCAGTTCGCGGTAAATTCGCTGATGAAAAGTATCTTGGTTCAGAACCGGACTTGCGTGGTGATGTTACGAACGCTCAGATTATTGGCGCATACAATTGGTATAACTACTTTTACGACTCGGACCAAGCAAAGGTCTGGGTCGTGGAATATTTGAAAGAATTTCACAAATCAGAAAAGGAACTAATCAAAAATGTCAATCGAATTAACAGTAATCTTTGCCGTACTATTGGCTGGAATTGCCGCATACTACTACTGGGTGGTGAACTCTCAGAAGAACTCATCCAACGAAACCTCGCAAAAATCCGAAAGCTTGCCGCAGCCAGCAATGGAAGCGCCGAAGCCGAAGAAGAAGGCGGCACCCAAAAAGAAGAAGTCAAGCAAGTAATCTCTATTCAGGAACGTGTGGCCAATCGTGCAAACGATTTGATTGCCGATCTTGAAGTCCAGCTTGACAAATACTATCGTGATGGCTCTACGTTTAAGCCTTCAGACTGGCTGTCTCAACAGGATGTGAAGCCTGCTATTGCCCAGCGCATTGCAGACTATTACAAGCCGCTTTACTCTGAGGTGTACGATGCCTTGAATGGCAAAGATGCACAACTGAAAGAAGGCTACTCACACTGGACAAAGCCAAAGCTGAAGGCTTACGTGGAGTTTATCAAGTCTATCATCTCGGCCGCCGAAACTCGCGCTACTATCGCTAAGGCAACTCGCAAGCCGCGCAAGAAGAAGGAGAAGTCTCCTGTTCAACTTGTGGCCAAACTCAAATACAAGCAAAAGGATGAAACTTACAATGTCGTGTCTGTCGATCCGAAGCAGATTATTGGATGCAATCAACTTTGGGTATTCAATACCAAATATCGAACTCTGGCTGTTTACAACGCTATGGGCCCTGCTGGGCTTAACGTCAAGGGTAGCACAGTAATCGGCTTTGACGAGAAAACTTCCATTGTGAAGAAACTGCGAAAGCCGACTGAACAAGTGAACAAGTTGCTTGATGGCGGCAAGGTGGTTCTTCGCAAGTTCATGGACGAAATCAAGTGTAAGTCAAAGGAAGCGAATGGTCGCATAAATACTGATACAGTGCTTCTAAGGATTATTAAATGACAAATGTATTCAAGTTTCCCGAAAGCAAAATCGTCAGAGAAGTTCCAGTTAATGTAGAAGAAATCGAAAAGCAAAAAGAAAAGGGCCGTCAGAACTATGCTGATGGTATTGTAGCGGAAGTTGCTACTGGTCTTATTGCTGAATTGGAAAACTATGGCGTAGAGATTGAAGATGATGATGGAAATATTAGTAAGGACTATATTTTCTTGACAGACGTTCTGAAAAGTGTTATATATCGTAACATGGATCTAAAACATCCTCTTCATGCATTCGTTGATGACAACGTGGAAATTTTCACAAACGAAAAAGACTACAAAGAATATCTGGAAAAAGCAGAAGCGGAAGCAGAAACAAACGATAACAAATAGGTGTAATGTGATTTTGATTGACCTAAATCAGGTCTTGATTTCTAACTTGATGCAACAAATCGGTTCAAATCCAAAAGTGAAATTGGAAGAAGATTTGATTCGGCATATGGTACTAAACTCTCTGCGTTCTTATGTGCGTCAGTTCAAGCAGAAGTATGGCGAGATTGTTGTCTGTTGTGACAGCAAAAAATATTGGCGCCGTGATGTATTCCCGTTCTACAAGTCCAATCGCAAGAAGGATCGTGAAAAGTCCGAGTTTGATTGGAATCTCATCTTTGATACACTCGGTAAGATCCGTGCCGAGTTGAAAGATAATTTCCCATATCGTGTTCTTGAAGTCGAGGGTGCCGAGGCCGATGATATCATCGCCGTTCTGTCGGCTCGTAATGCGCCGAACGAAGAGGTACTTATTCTGTCCTCTGACAAAGATTTCGTCCAACTCCAGAAGTATGAAAATGTCACTCAATATTCTCCAATTCTCAAGCGTTACGTTAAGGCAGATGATCCACATCTATATGTTAAGGAGCATATTATTCGTGGTGATCGCGGCGATGGCATTCCAAACTTTCTGTCTGCGGACAATACCTTCGCTCTTGGCGAACGTCAGAAGGTCATAAATAGTAAGAAGCTGTCCGAATGGTTAAGCAAGACACCCGAAGAGTTTTGTATTAACGAGAGTATGCTTCGAGGTTATAAGCGCAATCAGATGCTGGTTGATTTGGACTATATTCCAGAAGCAATCAAACAACAGATCGTTGAAGCATACGAAACTACAAAGCCTGGTAATCGCCAAAAGATGTTCAACTATTTCATCGAAAAGCGTCTAGGGAATTTAATGGAAGTCATTGACGAGTTTTGAGGAAATTATGATTAAGAATATTCATGAAGTGTTTGAAGAACTAGAAGCTGCGCCACACAAAGACGCAGCCAAAGCCATTCTTTATTACAATATGACGCCAGGACTAAAAGGCGTTCTACGCGCCAATTTTCATCCTGGCATTAAGTTTGTGATTGATGATATACCTTCTTACCGAGAGAGTGATGCTCCTATCGGAATGGGACAAACATCTATTCACAAAGAAATCAATCGCGTTTATATCTTTGAACAGAATAATCCAAGAGTTGATCCTAACCTTACTCTTGAAAGGAAGAAACTTATCCTCATTCAAATTCTAGAGGGTCTAGAAGCGAAAGAGGCGAAGATTTTTGCTGATATGCTACTGAAACGTATCAAGGTAAAACATCTCAACAAGAAATTGATTGAAGAGGTTTTCCCAGATATCTTCTCATATTAATTGGAGTGCCTTATATCATGGTCTGTTTAACGAAGGAACGATCATGTCTAAGAAATCTAAACTTGCTAAACTACTGTCTGAAAAAGAACACTATGAATACGAAACAACGATTGAGGATTGTCAGAAATGGTTCAACATCCTCAATCGTGAACTATTCAACGAAACTCTCCCACAAGTCGATGAAATTGATATACGCTGGCGCCGCGGCGCTCATGCGTGGTACGATTATGATGAGAGAAATCCTGGCACAGGTACGGCCAAGTTGCTCATGAACAAGCGATATAAATCCAAACAGTTTTTTGTTGAAGTGTTAGCCCACGAAATGGTGCACCACTATCAATACATCTATAACGAAGAGATGGGTCACGGCTCTTCGTTCCTGAAATGGCGTGACAAGTTTAATCAGAAAGGTTTGAATCTCTCAAAGGTTTATTGACATGAAATACAAAAAGAACTATTACGGTACTCATGAAGATTATGATGATGAAGAATATGCGGAACTAAGAGCGGGGCAAAAGAGACGCCCGATCCGAAACTGGACAAAAGCATATGTCCAGAACCAGGATGAAGCGGACGTAATAGACGATTTTTACAGTAACAAGAAAAGTTACAGATGACGTAGCGTAAGCAGGTATGTGGCCAAAGCATACCTGCTATGCGTTTGTAAAGCTTGAATTTTTGACTGGTCGTACCCATATCTAGTCTATCAGTTAACAAGGAGACTTTCCAAATGGCTATCGCTTGGACCGAACAGCACAAGGGTTTCTATGATTCCCAGACCGACTGGGCTGGCTATGTGCTTGAAAAGAAACATGATACCAACTATCGTATCATGTCCGACGTTTGGGGTTCAGCCGACTGGGCAATCGTCTGGGATGAGGCTACCAGCTCTCCCAAGCACATCCTAGTCAATGTGTACGATATGAATGGACCCGACTGGAAACCCGTCCAAATCACGGTGGACGCGACCGACGAAATCCGCGAGAAATACAAGCAATACTTGATCAACTGTGAGTATCAAAACCTGCTGGATAAAGCCGAAGCTGCGGCTCGGCATATTGAGAAGGGTGCTGTCGCAAAGGTTGTACGCGGTAAGACTGGTAAGGGTACTATCGGGAAGGTTGTAGTGCAGATGATTGCAACCTACGGTATGGGATATCGCGCTTCCAGCGAATACAAGCTGGCTATCGCCACCTCTGACGTTAAGGTAAAGAAGCCCTTACGTTCAGGTAAGGTTGTCGATGTCTATCAGGACGTGGTCTGGGTTTGGCAGCGCAACTGCGAACGGGTTGATATAGCCAATATTGACAAGGATGCTCTCCTCCAGACGGCTCAGGAACGGGTGGTGCGATATATCGCTGCCTGAGCCTACCCGTTCCAGCCGCTTCCTACCGCGTCCTCCACGATCTCAATGAAATCAATGACTTAGCCACCCTAGCAATATCAAGCACTTAGCCTATGCGTCCAGCACATACCGCTATGCAAAAAAACATGGGTCGGACACTTGAAATTCCGACTTGCCATCCCCATATATTGTATATGAGAGTGAGAAAGAAAGGTACCACCATGTCCAAGCGCACCAAGCGCGGTCTTGCCGAAAAGGCTCGTATCCACGAAATCCTGTACAAGCACCCGAATGCCAATATCCGCATCGCTGCCGACTTTCTGGCTGATGCGTTGTTTCAGGCTCGTAAGGGTGATGTTTCCGAGTTTATGACCGCCTTGTCGCTGGCTCAAATGTTCGCTGAGAAAGTCAACTTCTGCAACCCCTCGGAGAACCTTCGCTAATGACTAAGGATCGCAAGACCGTTTCGATTGATGCGCTGTTGGATTATGCCAACGGCTACCTGTCTGCCGACTATCCCAACTGTGATGCGCCCGAGGAAATTGCGCGTCGGAACGGTCTGATTGACATGATCGAGGCTGCGCTCCATGCGGTCGGTCGTTATCGCGGTTATTCGTACCTCGATCAAAAGCAGATCACGCAGGGAAAGCCTGGCATTCGCTGGTTCGAGGACGGTTCCCATGCTTTCTTTAATACTGACAAGACCCGCAGGAGATATGCATGAGTGCTTATAAGGACTTTCTAATCGGCGTGGAAGAATTGGTCTGGTCGGCTCTGGAGAGGGGCTTTACTGATTTATATGGCATTCATGCCTACGTTCACATGTATGAGCCAGATGCCGACATATCAATCGTTTCGGCAATATTGGATGAGTTGCACCGCATGGATGAAATGCAACTTTATGTCGCTTGACAGTTATTGCCAGATTTGCTATCATTCCATCGTTAACTAAACAAACACAGGAAAACACACATGTCTAAGATTGCCGCTCATTTTGTTGCTCTTGAATTTCTCAAGGCTAAGGGTTCAGCCACTCCTGCTGAGATTGAAGCCCACGTTGGTAAAGGCAAGTATGCTGCCAAGTATGTCTGCTATCTCAAGCTTCACGGCTATGAGATTGATACCATCAAGTCTGGTAAGACTGTGGTCGAGTATAAGTTCATTTCTGACGGCGATTCCGCTACCCGCGATTTCAAGTGGGTACCGCCTGCCCAGCGCAACGGTACCGCTGCTCCCAAGCAGAAGAAGGTCAAGGCTGCGGCAAAGCCGAAGGCATCTAAGCCTGTCAAGGTGCGCCAGTCCAAGCAGACCTCTTCGGCGCCTGTTCAGAAGGCTGCTCGGCAGGTTCTCAAGGATCGTGCTGATGCCGAGGCTGACCGTCTGCTGGCCGAAATCGGCATGAAGAATGCTGGTGAGTATGCTGGTGGTACCTACTCTGTTGATCCCGATTGGGACAGCATGGACGGTATCGACGTTGCCAACTTTCTCAAGTGAGATATAAAATGGATTCCACTGATAAGATGTTAGTCGTTATTGGCATTCTTGGGCTTGCCTTGATTGTCATCACAATCGGTCCGCTTCTAGCTATCTGGAGTTGGAACGAATTGTTCGGCGATATCAAGACGATAGAATATACTTTCTGGAACTGGCTTGCCGTTGCGTTTCTCGGTTTGTTTTTCCGTGGTGTAAAGATTGAAAGAAAGAAGTGATGAACTACTGGCTAGACCGTGGTTTCTTCCTATTGGTCATATATACTATGATATATGCATCACAACTCGGCGCTCAGCCTCAATGGATAGGTTTGTATAGTGGCGCCTTTGCTATCCTTGCAATCGGTATTGGCATAGAAATTTACAAAAAGGTAAAGTCAAATGAATAAGCGATGGCTCTTGGCGGGGTTGACAGCCCTGCCGTTTTTTGCTACATTAGCTAATGCGTCCAATATGAATGGTCGCAACACTGCCACATGGAAAGTTCCGCCTGGAGTGACAAAGATCCGTGTCCGATCTTGGACGCCCGATGGTCGTAAAGATATGGACAGGACTTTGAATGTAGAACCAGGCGAACTGTTTCGGCTTGATGCTATTGAGGACTGATAATGACCGACAGAGACTTTGACGTTCATGCCTATGATCAAGGTTACAGAGATGGAAAAGCGGATGCGGTGCGTGAAGCAGATCGGCTGCGAACGGTGCTAAAAGAACTGCGAGAGTTTGCAGACAAAGAACGTTGGAACACAGCACAGCTTCTCAGCAATCCGCCGCAATCGTCGGCTGCTTGGAACATCCGAAATGCAATCGACGCGGCCCTTGGAGATGAGAAGTGATGTTTAGACCCGAACAGATTCCAGATGAAGTATATGATGCCGTCGGTATTCCGAAGTGGCAGGCTCAAGCTTATCTTTTAGCTATGTTGAATGCATGGCTTGACATGGAAACTAAAGGCAAATATACTGTTATAACACTGCCGTTGAAGGATACAAAGTGAACATATTCGCAATCGATAAAGATCCAATCCAGTCTGCAATGTGGATGGTGGATAAACATATCGTGAAAATGGTTTTAGAAAGCGCACAGCTTTTGTCCACCGCTCATCGCATTCTAGATGGCGAACAATACATTGACAAAACCAAGACTGGTCGTAATGTCAAGCGATGGCGTTTGCCTGATGAGCGTGAGCAACATCTATACTCTGCAACACATATCAATCATCCGTCAGCCGTGTGGTGTCGCGCATCGAATAACAACTACAACTGGCTCTATTGCCACTTCTTAGGTTTGCTGGCCGAATACACACATCGCTATGGCAAAACTCATAAGTGTGATAGCATGAGTGAATGGCTAATGCGGGCGCCTTACAACATTCGTGTTTTTCCGCTGACGCCTGTAACGCCAGCAATGCCTGACGAATACAAAGTGCCAAATGATAGTGTCGCATCATATCGCAACTATTATCGTGTGGCCAAGGCTCGTATGCACAAGTGGACGAAGCGTGATGCACCAGAGTGGATTACACAATTATAGGAGATACTAAATACAGATATGCCAAATTATTCATTTGAAAACGCAGAGACAGGCGAAGAGTTTGAACTTCAAATGTCGTATGAAGAACTCAAAAAGTATCTTGAGGAAAATCCCAAGATCAATCAAACCTTCCGTATGAATCTCGTTGATCCTGTCGGTATCGGCATCACTAAGCCACCAGCAGATTTTCAAAAGCATGTTCTGGGACGCATCAAAGAAGCTGTACCAGGAGCAAGCAAAAAGGCCATTGAGAAACGATGGCACATTCCGAGAGAGATTTAACATAAAAAAGAATTTACGATTTTTAGAAGAGAGCGGTCACGCAGGTGATTCGCTCTCTTCTGCTTTTAAAGGAGTTAAAATGTCCAAGAAACCTAAGAACAAGAAACCAATTCCAGAAGCGCAAAAGCAGGCTGCTCACTTTGAGTTGAGACACATCAAGCCTCTCACACCAAATCAGGAGAAAACATTCAACGCATACAGACACGGATATCATCTTATGCTACACGGTTTTGCTGGAACAGGCAAAACATTCTGCGCTCTTTATCTTGCTCTAAATGAAATCTTGACAGGCACTTCAGTATATAATAAAATAATCATTGTTCGTTCAGTTGTTCCTTCCAGAGACATGGGATTTCTTCCAGGCTCTATGAAAGAAAAAGCCGCTGTGTATGAAGAGCCGTACCGCGAAATTTGTGACAATCTATTTGGTCGTGGCGATGGTTACGATATTCTCAAGATGAAAGGTCTTGTGCAGTTCACGACAACATCATTCTTGCGTGGCATCACATTCAACAATGCCATTGTTATTCTGGATGAAAGCCAAAACTTGTCCTTTCAAGAAGCAGATACAGTAATGACAAGAATGGGCGATGAAAGCCGTCTGATTGTTTGCGGCGACTTTAGACAGACAGACTTGACAAAGCCACACGAAAAAGAAGGCATCACACAGT